CGTGAGAGGCGCACGGTGCTTTGGTACAACACCACTCGGGTATATCCAACCCCGAGTCCCTACTATCAGATGGAACCTTCAGGATGAAGAAGACACGTTACCGGGTCCATATTGATGAACCCGATTACTTTTATAGGTCTGGAGATTTTAACCCCACGTTGCAAAACTGGGGTCCAGCCATAAAGTCTTCTCCGATCACGTCCTTAGAACAGACGTGGTCAGACGGGCACCCTTGGTTTAAGCCAAAGAGTGCCAAAGCGGATTTGGGTGGAGATTTTACCACCATCAAGGTGTTATCGGTCGTTTCCTCTGACCCCGGTATTACTACCGGTAGGTACGGAGGTTACGCCTACAAAGGCCGCGAATATGCGGCTACACCTGGTTCGGTCTGTAATGAAGCCCTCGCGCTAGTCCAGCCTACGTCAGACGCAAGTCTGATGCAGCTGGGTACTAAGGCGATTGCTAATTGCATTCCGACTAATCCGGTCGTTGACGGTGCTACTGCCATCGGAGAACTCAAGTCTGGTTTACCCAAACTTGTTGGTCGAGAGCTGTTCAAAACGAAGTTTAAGGACTACCGAAAGGTAGGATCCGAATACTTAAACGTTGAGTTCGGCTGGAAACCACTTATCTCCGATCTACAAGCCGCTGCAAAATCTGTCACAGAATCTGAAAAGATCCTGGAGCAGTTAAAGCGCGACTCTGGCAGAAACATTCGTCGACGTTTCGTCTTTCCTGAAGAGACGAGCACCACTGAGAAGACAATAAGTAGCTGGGCGAGCCCACAAAATGGGCAGGCCACCTACTCTCGTCTTCGGTACTCGTCAGGGGGAGTTCCTACGTTGGTTGTCACGGAAGTGACGACCAAAACCTGGTTCTCAGGCTGCTTCACCTATCATCTCAATCTGGGTAATACACTTCCCGATCGAGTTGCTAGGCAGGCGGCCGAAGCAAGGAAACTTTACGGTCTCGAGCTTACGCCCGCGACTGTTTGGAACCTTGCTCCCTGGAGTTGGCTCGCTGACTGGAACGGAAGCATTGGGGACGTGTTACATAACGTCTCTCGCTTCTCCCAGGACGGGCTGGTAATGCGGTACGGATACATCATGCAGTCAAAAACTGCCAAAGTGTCCTATACTATGCCTTGGAATGGCCGATTTAACGGTTCTCCCAAGTCAACGCTTACCCTAACCGTTACTTCACAAAGTAAAGTTAGGCGGCGCGCAACCCCATTTGGTTTTGGTTTTAACATGAATACCCTAAACGGGAGACAGTTATCCATCCTCGGGGCTCTCGGGATTTCCCGGAGCCCTAGGTGAGCTTCACAGCTCGCTGGCTTGCAACTCCGCCCAAAAGGCGGCTTCGCAAGAGTCAAAGGTGGTCTATCCGACCTCCGACATTTTATCAACCGAAAAGAGTAATGCCATGTCCTTCGCAGATCCCCAGTCCGTAACTATTAACGCTGTCGCCATCTCAATGCCTCGTACAAGCTCCGGAGTAAATTCCGGTACCTTCACGGCGGCCGATGGTCAGACACAGCTGCTGGTTTCGCACGCCTATGGCAAGCGGACCCGGCGGACTATCCGCCTTAATAGTTCCAAGGTTGCTGCCGATCCTCTGCTCCCGACTCAGAACGTCAAACTGTCCAATAGTGTTTACTTGGTCATCGACGCCCCTGTTGCCGGGTTCACGAATACGGAGCTTAAGCAGGCAGTGGACGGTTTTCTCGCCGCGCTGACTGCTTCCTCGGGTGCCAAGATCACTCAACTCCTCGGAGGAGAGAACTGATCCTGGTAGGACTATCCATCTAATGGATCTGTAACGCGTGGCTATGGAAGCTCGAACTCATATTAGGAGCCGGCTTGAAAAGCCTTACGTTACTCTGGCAGGAGGTAGCAAATGAACTCGCTACCTGGTGTTGCACTAGCACCAGCAGGGACTTTAAAACAGTCTCTGCTCGAGTCAAAGATGAAGGTGAGTCGTTTTTGACGATCACCCTACCTGCCTTTTGCACGGACTTCCAAAAAAGTCTGGCGTCTGGCAAGGTAGATCGCGACCAGTTTCAAGGTTTTACCTTTTCTGGTAGTCTCCCCCGATTCCTCGGAGGTTTCTTCGATCTTGTCTTTGACCGTGGTACTGGTCTCTTGCTTGACAAGCCCAATATAGACGCGGTCTACGCCATTCGTCAGCTAACGCTGATGTTTGGAAAGATACTTCTTCCATGCAGTGATGCACGAAAGGATGCGGCTATTGAAGGCTATATCAAGTGTGAGCAGTCAGTTAAAGAAGCGGACGCTCGGCGGGGACCTCAGAAAACTGAGGACTTCCATCGTGTGTCACGCTTGCTCTGGGCTGACCTCTTTTCTGCAGTGGATAACTCCATCGCGAATTTCGAGGTCGTCCCGAAGCATGGTCCCGGTTCAACCGCTGATCGACTTAAGGGTAACCAAAAGTTTAATCAGACGGAATGGACGGATAGGTTGGAAAGAGTGTTTCCCGCGGGTGATTTTCTACTCCCGAATTGGAAATACCTCGATAACCTTAACCATATTAACTGGCTCGAACCCGGACAAGAACGGCCCGTGAGGGTTGTCCTTGTTCCTAAAACGCTCAAAACGCCTCGAATTATTGCCATTGAACCTACTGCGATGCAATATGCGCAGCAGGGGATATTGGAGTCCTTCGAGAAAGCTATGCAAGGCAATGACAACGCCAAGCACTTTATCCAATGGTCAAGCAACGTTCCTAACCAGGAACTCGCAAGACTGGGATCCCTATTTGGGGACCTCGCAACGCTAGATCTTAGCGAAGCATCGGACCGCGTTTCGAATCAGCTCGTAAAGGTCATGCTGCAAAATCATCCACACCTAGGTGAGGCTGTTGATGCTACACGATCTCGAAAAGCCGAAGTACCTTGCAAGGACGGAAAGAAAGTCATCCGCCTTGCGAAGTTCGCGTCTATGGGTTCAGCTCTCTGCTTCCCCATGGAGTCGCTGGTTTTTATGACAGTGATATTCCTAGGAATTGAGCAGGAGCTCAAGAGGCCGTTGACCGCGAGTGACATCACGTCATTTCGTGGCCAGGTGCGCACGTACGGAGACGACATAATCGTTCCCGTGCGCTATGTGCGTTCTGTCGTTAGCGAACTCGAAACTTTTGGGTTCAAAGTCAATGCTAGCAAGTCTTACTGGAGTGGTTATTTCCGGGAGTCTTGCGGAAAGGACTACTTTATGGGCGAAGACGTTTCCGTCGTTCGAGCCCGTCGAGTATTCCCAACGCGACAGAGTGACGCTCAGGAGATTATCTCAACCGTATCGCTCCGCAACCAGCTATACAAACGCGGGTTGTGGAAAACGGTTAGGTATCTTGACGACGTGGTTGGACGGGTTATCCCGTTCCCTGCCGTCGGAGAGAATTCTCCTATCTTGGGCAAGCACAACTTCACCGGTTATGAATCGGGTCGTATGTGCTCTGACCTCCAGATCCCCCTTGTCAGGGGTATGAAGGTAGTCAGCAAGCTTCCGTCTGATAAACTGGAAGATGCTGGTGCTCTACTTAAGTTTTTCCTTAAGCGCAGCGAAGAGCCATTCGTTGACAGGAATCATCTTGAGCGTTATGGACGCCCTGAGTCCGTCGACATCAAGCTCA